AAAACCGACAAGTTAAGGCGATATTTTCAGATGAAACATTTAGCACGTTTATGTCGATTGATTCAGCATGTATATTTTTTGGAATTTCAAGACCTAAAATAATGCAAAGCATAAAGAAAAATAAAGCCATTGAAGTTCCGATAAGAACAACGGTAAAAAATGACATAGATAGCGAAATTAAAACAGAATTGGTAAGGTTTATTTAGTCAGGTGGCTGATTGGTAGACGCTTATATTAGCCCTCTAATATGTAAAACCAAAAAGGGATTGGTAAAGTTACAGGTTCGAATCCTGTCCTAACTACAAAAATTATTTAGGCTTTATATCACTACAGTCAGTTTAAAACTGATTTTAAAACTACAAAACAAAACAAAATGCTAACACTAAATTCTAATTCTTTAGCCGTTGTAAGGCTACAAATGCAATTAAGACAGCTTGACTTCTATGCTGGTTTAATAGATGGATTCTATGATGAAACAATGCGCAATGCTGTAATAGAATTTCAAAAAAAATATCAATTAGTGCCCGATGGAATTGCAGGACCGAAAACGTTAACGGTTGCTAATACTGTTTGCGCTAATGGATTTCATACTTTGTTTTTGCATTGTTCTGCAGGTCCTGAGTTCCGCGATGCTAAAGCGGAGCAAATTGTAGCGATGCACACGTTGCCTGTTTCAAAAGGCGGGCGCGGTTGGTCTAAGCCTGGTTATGCCGATGTTATTGAAACAAGCGGCAAACTTGTAAACATTTGGAAGTACAATGAAGATAATCTTATAAACGAATGGGAACAAACATGGGGCGTATTAGGTACAACGCTACTAAATAGAAATGCCCGCCACGTTTGTTATATCGGTGGCATGACTGCCGACATGCGAATGCCTAAAGATACGCGCACACCTGGGCAATTACTTACAATGTATAACTATGTTCATGATATTGTAAAGCATAACCCTAAAATAATTATTGCAGGGCACAACCAAGTGCAGAACAAAGCATGTCCAAGTTTTGATGTTCCTAAATATTTGGAATCAATTAAAATCCCTGCTTATAACATCGCTAATTGGTCTTCTAAACTAAAGATATGACACAAGCAGAAAAACACCGTTTAAAGCGAATTTTGGAATACAAAAAGGGCTATTTAGATGCTTTGTTATGGGTGCAAAATTCCGAACCTTATGATGAAGTTATAGAATTAAGAATTGACATATATACAGATAAAATTAAAGAACTTGAAAACAAACTCAAAGGACATGACTAATGAAGAAAAAAAGGCGGCACTAATCGCTAAAGTTGGTGAGCAAAAAGTAAACGAATTAACGCAAAACATTTGGCTATTATTAGGGTCGCTAAAAACTGCAAAATATGCGATAGCGCAGTTTGAACCTAATAAGCTAAAGTTTGAAATGAAAAAGCGTTTTTTAGATTTGCACACGGCTATAAACCTATTTGTTAATACGTTTGAAAAGGCTGCAAATCCCGATGAACGTGAACTATTAAATACAACATCTTATGAGAACGTAGGCGCGGTTGCTGAATTGATAGCAATGGCAATAACGTTACCCGAATCACAAATTGAATGGTATTTAGATGAATGTAAAAAATTAACTTATGTAGCGTTTAATAAATCACAAAATGAACTGCGTAGCGAAAGCGGTCAATAAAATGTTTCCTAATCAGGATACAAGCGAATTTCATAATAGAACTTTGGGCGTTGGCATGGGTGATATTCAGCGCATGATACCTACTGATTTATCTGTATGGGCTGTTTATTGTAATCATTACAAATGCGTAAATTTTGACCTAATAAGGCAGCTACCAAAAACAAATGATTATATCCCTTTATTTTTGTTTCATTCGCAAATGAATGACCGCTTTAGGCTTCATTGTGAGTTTGCGCTGTGGGATAGAAATACGGTTGTAGTCAATGACATAGAACATGATGCTGATTATTATTTTAAGCATAACAAAGTGGTGCAGGTTGCAGCCTTAATAAAATTTGAAACACATCAAATACTAATAGCGAAAAAATGACAGATTTACCGACATTTGAAGAAACATTTGAACGCCAACTATTTGAAGCTGGCGAAAACAAAATGTTTTATAACAACGGCTACATAATTATAAATGAACTATGGCTAAGAAACTTTCATAAGTTAGCACAAACAGAAAAACCGCTGCATATCACTACGCAACGGTCTGAGAACACATGAAAACAAAAGAGCAAAACAGTAAATTATTCGCCTGCAGGTTTATCACTTGCAGGTTTTTTTAGCATATCTTTAGGGTTAGGAATAAAGCCTTTAAAGTAACCGATAATGTCAACGCCCGTAGTTTGTGAAACGTTCTCAAAGATAGATTTTAATTCAATGCCACAAACAAAAAGTGCAACGTAATATGATAACGTAAATTCTAAGTCAAGCATCCAGGTAAAAACTTGACTACTTATAATTGCTAAACAATAATCATTCATTTTAGATATGGTCCTTCTAAAACCCCTCGATTGTATTTTTTCGCCCAATGCTTTAGCTTTTCGAACGCCTGTTAAAAAGTCAATCAATAGCATGAAGCTAAGACAGATAATTAAAGGTTTTAAAATACAAAGCTGCATTTTAATTTCGGGTAGCACCTTCATGAAAAAATTTAGGGAATCGGATGCTAATCGCAAAGAATCAGAGGTAATTGTTAGGGAATCCATTAACTGAGTTTAATATAGCGTGAAACAATAACAGCCGCTGGCGTACCTATAAAGATAAACCACCAGGGCAGCGGTACGAAAATGACAAAGAACGTAAATGTAAATAGTGCAACCCAAGTTCCAAAGCAAATAGGACAAGCGCCCGCCATAGACCAAGGGTTATTTTTCATATTATTTTCAGTATCGTTATAAACGTGTTCAACTTGCTGCAAATAGTCTTTGTAAATCACATCTGATTCTTCAGCGGTTTTATTTTCAAGTTGACCGTTTAAATATACATCGCGTTTTATTTTCCAAGCGTTGTATTTAGCCCACACGCGGTTTTTTTCTTTTGTTTCAAAGTCTAAGTAACGTTTAGAAATAAAAGCGCCATAAGCGGAAAATATACGCCCTGTATAATATTCGCCCTGAATCGGCGAACCTATGCAGTAATGTAAAAACACTATTGCACAGGCTGCGATGGGTATAAGTATTAGTAGTGATATCATTACATTGGTGGGAATGGCGGTGATGGTTTTGGTTTATAGTCTATGAGCGGCAAATCTTTTACCCAAGCAAACTCAGGATTAACGCAAAATTCCATTTCTTCAACGCTAATAATCCAATTGTCGAAATCATCTTGAATAGGGTTAAAATAGCTGTCTTCATCGTAAAGCTGACCGACTAAGCTATCCTTTTGTGTTTCTGTCAATAGTCCTACTTGTGTCATACTTGGCGGCTTAAAGTTGTGTTAAATGCTTGTACGGCTGTGTAAAAGTTTGCGGCTTCGGTATCTGTAAGTCCGTCACCGATGGAAGAAAAAGCGCATTGAAAATCGCTAAATTGACTAACGGCACCGCCTAAATTTAAACCACCTATCGAAATAGGAAAATTTATACCCGTTACGTTATCTGCGTTGGTATTTGGACTTGTTGCAACTAATGAAGCATTTCTAAAAGATTTAAACGATGTACTTGATATCCTTGTACTTAATAAAAAAGATTGACCTGTTGGTTCAGCTCCTTGATTTCTGTTTGTGTTGTAATTGTATGAGTCCATAAAAAATACATTACTGCCCGACCTGCCGTAAATTGTATACAAAGGTATAAATGAACCACCAACTGAAGCGCCTAATAAACCCTTATTTGGACCTAATGTATTTGTCCTTGAATAATAACTTATGTGTGTATTATTATTTGTTAGAGATGTCGAAGGGCTTAAAAAAGTATTTGCCCAACCATTGGTTCCATTAGGCAACGCACCTGTACTTGAATGCGTCCATCCTCCATTAAACACCAACCTAAAAGCCGCATCTAAATCTCTCGGGTCTTTCAAGTTCCATTTATGCAATGCAGCAGTACCGCCGATAATCGGGTAAATAGCTTTCATCTTTGTCCAAATGCCAAAACCTTTCAAAGCCACAACTAAATTATTGATGGCTGTTAAATTTGTCGCACCTGTTAAGCCTGATGCTGTGAAGAATGCCTGTGCATCAGGGTCGTAACTTTGCCCGAAAGCGTATGGATTTATTATCATCTTGTTCCGATTAGTGTAATTTTTAAACCTGTTGCAGTACCGTTACCAATTTGGTCAATGTCGATAGTAATTTCCGCATCATCGGTAAGTGCCGAAGTTGTAATAGTTGCAGCCGTTGCAGCCGTTACGCTTGTTTTTTCTGTATTGTCAATGGTCAGCTTAGTACCTAAAACAGATGAACCGCTTTGATTTATGTCAACCGTAAAGATTGAACCTGAAGCCTGAGCAGTTGTAAGCGAAGCACGAACAGCCGTTAAGGTCATAGCGTGAGGCATTCTAAATGTAACCTTTGCCGTTCCTGTTGTTAGTGCTGTAGTTTCATCACTTGCAGCTAACTGAATTTCTACAGCTTGTCTTGTATCATTTTGAACGTGCAATAAAATATGCCCATCAGTTGCGCTTTTCTTAGCTACATAGCCAATAACTACAATGTAATTTGGTGATGAAGGCTTAACATTTGTTATTGCGCCTGGTGTTGATGTACTTAAATATAAAATATC